TATTTCAACTCGGCAAATTCACCTCACATGCTGGCAAGGAACTTGATTGGAAGATTGAGTGTGACGCCTTGACAGATGAAGATTGGGAATGTCTTGCTAAGATGATTAGCGAACGCACCCAGTTTGGTCGTGTATATGGTATTCCTCGTGGAGGAGAGAAGCTAGCCAAAGCATTAGAAAAGTATGCTGACCCTAAGAACCCTATTCGTCTGGTTGTTGACGATGTATGGACAACTGGCACAAGCATGAATGAAGCAATGAGCAAGGGCGACTTTGGTTTCGTTGTATTCGCAAGAAACCGAATTGTGTTCGATGCTAACAAGTATGTTCGTGCATTATTCACAATGGACCTTTTATGAATGAACTGGATGAAATTTTACATGAACAGTTGCATATTGCTAGACACTTAGCAAAGAAAATGAGAAAGGCAAGGAGGGTGATGGGTCCTGATCCCACCTTGCTCACTCTACAAGTATTGAATGAAAAAAGAACACAATACATCGAGAATATGATAAGTGACAAAACATTATTACGAAAGAAATTTAAACGAAAGAAAAAAGAAAAAGATCCAGACATACTGGCAAGGAGTACCACTCATATGTGGTACAGAAATATTTTGATGATAACCAACATCGGTTATAATATAATGGTAGATTCGTTCCAAGCCTATATGTCCTATTTCAGAAAGGATAAAGACTGATGGCAGGAGAACGAGCCGCAATATTTGGACAGTTTATTGAACAGTTAGTTGAAAGCGATGTTGGCATTCTAGAAAGGGAACAAGTCTATAGGGTTCTTTTAGAAGTGCTTGAGGAGTTTGATATCAAAGGCATGGACGGCTATCTTGATATCGATCCAGCATTTGATGAGGTGTTTAACGAGAAGTTTCCGCCTGAAATAGAAGACTACGAAGAATAACTATATACTCGTATGACATGGACATACGAGAACAAACCCTTAGAAGAAATCCCAGAAGGCTATCAAGCTTTCGTATATTGCATCACCTGTGTTCCTACAGGGCGAAAATATATTGGGAAGAAACTATTCAAATTCACTCGCACTACCAAGAAGAAAGGTAAGCGAGTAAAGAAGCAGGTCGACTCCGATTGGCAGGATTACTATGGCAGCAATAAAGAACTTTTACACCACGTGGAAATCTTCGGTAAGGAGAAGTTCACCCGAGAAATCATCCGTCTATGTAAGAGCAAAGGCGAAGCGTCGTATTATGAGGCTAAGGAACAGTTTGATAGGGATGCGCTAATCTCCGAGCAATACTATAACGAATGGATTATGGTGCGAGTTAGAAAGTCCCATGTGAAAAAGAAGTGAGGAAGAATGATTACAGTGTATTCAAAAGACCAGTGTGTGTTTTGCGATAAAGCGAGAACACTACTGAAACTAAAGGCCAAGGAATTTACTGAGTATAAACTCGGTAAGGATTTTGATCGGGATACTATCCTGGAAATGTTTCCTGACGCTCGAACTTTCCCAATAATAACACTTGACAAAAAGTATATTGGGGGCTATAATGAGTTAGAAAAATTGTTCAGCGAAGGAAACTAAAGCATGTGGGTATCCGAACTCGAATCTGCTATGTTAGGCACTGTTAGAATTGGAACTTATCCGTCATATGCTGATGCATGTGTCGGTACCGATAAATGGTTGCGTGAAACGAAAGTTTCCGATGGAGAAACCGAAACGACCATGCTCGAAATGGTAAACGAAGATTTTTCCTGTGATGTTTATGTCTATGAAGCAGATGAAGATTATGAGTGGGAGAAAGAAGATGATTGATAAGTATGCTCTAAAGGAAGACCTAAAGAACGGTGTTGTTACCGTTGTTTTTGAAAAGGCAGACGGAACGGAACGCACTATGCGAGCCACACTTTCCGATCTATATGTTCCGCAGGTTGAGCCTGCTATGCTTTCCGAGTATGATGGTCAGGTACCAAAGAATGCTCGGCAGCTAAATGACAATGTGCAAGCAGTATGGGATATCGATGCAGGTGGCTGGCGCTCCTTTCGTCTTGATTCCGTGAAGCAACTATTGAAGGAGTGATATATGCCGTGGCCACATAAGAATAGACCTCGCAAGGGTCGTCGTAAGGTAGGATCTACAAAGCGCAAGATGCGTCGGACTAAAGGTCAAAAGAGGAAGTAATTAGATGAACATGAACAAGCTAGAAAATGTGCGAGTGATTAATCTGAGCCCAAGTCAGGCACCTGTGAATTTCATGGATGCTCTTGCTCTACTGTTTATCGGTCTTAAACTAACTGGCCATCTTGATGACTGGACCTGGGTAGCGGCTCTATCGCCGCTTTGGGCACCTTTCATGCTACATTGGCTCTTCCGTCTGGTTATCTTCACCTTTTTCTCTAATCATCTTCCGGAGGAAGAATAATGTCTGCTGATAACGGAATCTATGTCCTTTTCACCGAGAGTGAAAAGGGTCCCGAATATCGGGTAGCTTATGCTCATGCTATCGATTCCATTTACGGTAAGTTTAATGAGGAAACTTTCCGTTATGATGGCGACATTCAGACAATCAAATCCGTCTTTGAAAAATCAGAAGTGTTCTTTTCCTTAAATGAGGCTCTTGACAAGGCCGAGGAAATGGGCTATGATTATGGATACCTTGAAGACGGAATTTGTGTTATCAACGAGTTCAAGGACTATGGCTACATCTTCGGATAAGGAGAAAAAAGTGAAAAAGGCTACCGCTGTTCGCCGCCCCAAGTTCACTGATGAAAAGTATCTCGGTCCCGAACCGAGCCTTACTGAGGACTCTACACAGGTGGAGTTATCTAATGCCTACACCTGGTTTAACTACTTCTATTCTTCCGAGGATTCTCTCAAGTTCGCTATCTCCTACCTCAAGTCTATCAAGTATGATAAAGAAATCATTACCAAACTCTCCCGAGTCAAGCCCCATGAGTTCAACAACTGGATCGGATGGAACTGCCGACTCCTTGAAGCAGGGTCCACTCTCCCTGATAATCTCTGGGACACAACGATTGAGCGTATTCGATCCTTCGCATCCTCGGCATCAGGAAGCGATGAAGTGGTTGAAGGAGAGGAAGCGCCCGTCACGAAGGTAATCTCGATCCAAGATCGTATCAATCACAAGGCATCCGATCTTATCGGTGAACTGGAAGAACAACTGGATGTCTTCTTTCAAGAAGGAGTTATTCAGTTTGATGTTAAGAAGTGGACCCTTGAGAAGGGAATTAAACCGCAAATTGCGAAGAGGATTGCAGAACACTTCCGTCCTCAATACGAAGAAATCTGTCAGGCCATCGAAGGCAAAGACAAAGAACTGGCTGACTCGTATAAGCACTGGCGTAAGCCGGTTCTTAAGATCATGGTTCTATTCATAAAGCGTATCATTGATCATATGGTTGAACTGGATTCTGCGGGTCAGGCTGTTCGCAAGCCCCGTAAGAAGAAGGTGAAGCCTGCCCATGTTCTAGTGGCTAAAATGAGTTATTGTGTCGAACACGAGGATTGTCTATATGCTAAGAGTGTCGATCCCAAGACTATTATTGGTGCTGAACAACTTTGGGTGTTCAATGTTAAAACTCGCAATCTATCTGTGTATAATGCCGTGGGTCATTCGGGCCTTAGTGTCCGAGGGACTACCATTACGGGATATGATGAAGCTACTTCTATCACCAAAAAACTTCGTAAACCCGAAGCAGTAATCAAGCCTCTGCTTGAAGGTGGTAAGATTTATCTTCGCAAGGTTATGGACAATATCACAACAAAAGAAGCTAAGGCTAACGGTCGTATCAACATGGATACAATCCTACTGCGGGTGGTGAAATGATCATTGATTGCATCTGGTTTATGATCTATCTTGGTATGGCTACCGGTGTCATCACCGTTGGCCTTATCTTGTATGGTACATACATAGAAATAAGGAATAAAAATGACAGACAAGGTAATAGAATTTCCAAAGAATAAGGTCGTTCGTGAAGTGCCCGAGGAGCATCTAAAGGCTCGGCAGGCGAAGGCAGATCAAAAGCTGGCCGATACAATTGTGGATGAAATTACAGGTCTTATCATTACAGAACTGGATAACTACTATGTCGAGGTACAGGACAAACAGTTTGCTAAAGACTTTATCCTAGTTGTGGATGCACTAAAGGCAGCCGTATATAGACAGTTTGATATCGACCATCACCTGCACGATTTTGTTGATAAGAACATTACCGTAATCGAGGGTGATCTAGAGGATATGTCTAAGGAAGACCTCCGTGAACGGATTGAAACGGTGATAAAAGAACTTTCCGAAGCAAAGGAAAGTCTTGACACCGAAGAGGAAGAGTGATAGAATAAATCTACGCTCAAAAAGGAATATATTATGTCTTACATGTTTGTAGACCTCAATCAGGTTCTAATCTCAAACTTGATGCAGCACCTCAAGTTTGCTACAAAAGAAAACGAAATGAATGAGGCATTGATTCGCCATATGTGCATCAATACCATTCGCTCAAATGTGCGCCAGTTCAAGTCTAAGTATCCTAATGTGGTGCTTTGCTGTGACTCTAAGCATTACTGGCGTCGTGACTATTTTCCCTTCTATAAGTCGCAGCGTAAGGTCGACCGTGAGGCTTCGGGCCTTGATTGGGGTTTGATCTTCGATACTCTCAATCGTATCCGTGACGAACTAAAAGAATATTTCCCCTACAGGGTTATCGATGTTGATGGTGCCGAGGCTGACGATGTGATTGCAGTCCTATCGGCTCGTTATGCAAACCATGATCAGGTCCTCATTCTTTCAAGTGACAAGGACTTCGGTCAGTTGCAGAAGTATCCCAATGTCACCCAGTATTCTCCTATTCTAAAGCGGTTCATCAAGATTGATAATCCCTCCGTGTTTATCAAGGAGCATATCATTAAGGGTGATCGTGGCGATGGCATTCCTAACTTTCTATCTGCTGACAATACATTCGCTGCTGGTGAAAGACAGAAGCCCATAAATAGCAAAAAGCTTAACGAATGGGTGCAGAAGGATGCCACTGAGTTTTGCACTACGGATGATATGCTTCGTGGTTATAAGCGTAATCAGATGTTGGTTGATTTTGACTATATACCTAATGAGATACAGGCGAAGATTGTAGAGGCCTTTGATAACGCTAAGCCTGCGTCAAAAGAGAAGATGCTTAATTACTTTATTGACAAAGGCCTTAAAGTGATGATTGAAAGCATAAACGATTTTTAGAGGAAACAATGGCAATCAAAAATATCTATGAAGTCCTAGATGACTTTCGCAATGTTAAGACAAAGCAGGATAGGATCGATGTTCTCCGTAAGAATGACTCCTATGCACTACGAAATGTATTGCTAGGCACATTCAACCCAGACATTCAATATACTGTGACTGAGATTCCTGCATTCAAGCGTGAACAAATGCCTGCTGGCATGTCTTACGGACATATGACTGAGGCTTTATCACGGGTATATCTTTTCGTTAAGGGTAACCCACGAGTGTCGCCTGACCTAACCGATAAGAGAAAGACTGAAATTCTAATTCAGATTTTGGAGTCTCTTGAGGAAAAGGAAGCCGATGTGTTTGCTGGTATGCTCAAGAAAGATTTAAATGTTCCATATCTAACCCCGTTGTTGGTCAATGAAGCGTTCCCCGGACTACTACCACAATCGTAAACTTCTAAAGGAGTTGGCGTATGACAGTACCAAATACCGCCCAACAATTGGTGACATCAAAGAATGGTTCGTCATACTTAATCAACAAATTTTCGGCAACAAACTATCCGAGTTCGATGAAATACGTATTGGTCGACCGAGGGGGGTCCATGCTCTTTTTCTCTACTGGCCAGGAGATAAAGAAAAAGGATCGATCCTAGTAATGACAAAGGTGTTTAGTAGCAAGAAGGAGTTTGTAGAAATTCTAGCACATGAAATGATACACTTATTCCAACATACATTCAATGAACCACTCGGACATGGTCCGTCATTCCGAGCCTGGAGTGATAACCTTCAACTTAAAGGACTTAAACTTTATAGGGTTGCATGATATGAAAAACAAGTCTCCTAGTTTCAAGCACGATCCTCTATATGCCGAACTATATGAGGAAGATAAGAAGTATGGTGGTAAGCGACTCGAAAGGCCGCAAACCGATGTTAACAAAAAGCGTCCCATCAAGAACCTCAAGAAAGCCTGGATGGAACACACGGATGACTTCGATGAGGTTGATGATTTTTATGAGCATTGATTGACAACAAAAAAGTCCTTGACATTCCTTTTCCTTAGTGTATAATAGAAGTTATAGTCGCTGAGGAAAAGGAATAAGTCATGGCTTATTTACGGAATAACAAGGCTTATCTAAAGTTCTCGCCTGTCCATAAGTTCGATATGGACAAGCTTGAGAAAGTCTTAAACAAATCACACGCCATATTTAAAGATGCCTACAAAAAGCGGCATAAGTATGATCCTGCGAACTATGTTCCGATGAGAAATATCTCGGGCGGGATTGGCGAAGCATTTGCACAAATGTTGGTCGATGAATCGGATGACTTGAAGACGAATCCCCATCCGGATGGCTATCCCGACATTCTTCCCAATACAAAAGAAGCTAAAAAGTGGCTAGAGTCTCCTACATTAGAAGACTTTAAGAAGGGTGGCTTTGATGTTAAATCAAAGTTCATTGCCGAAGATGCTAAGATTGATACGAATGCATCTGCTCACCATGTCTATACGACCTCTGTTTTGAATGTCATATGGATGTGGAAGAATGGTGTGCCGTTCATTGTTGGCATTACATACACTGACAAGCTAACCGAAAACGATTGGCCGAAGCCGTCTGCTGGCAAAGCTGGTTCAAAGACCACACCCTCATGCTCTATCAATAAGACGGGTAAGATCAAGCTGAGAAGCAATTGGCTGTTTCTTGACGAAGAAACTGTTAGAAACAATGGCCTGAACAACCATAAGGATTGGAACATATGAGAAAGAGAGACCGTGCAGACCGTGACTTTTACAGAACACCGGTTGATGCGGTATTACTGGCAAAGGATCTAATGGACCCAAACCTTAGATGGTGGGAGCCATGCGCTGGCGATGGTGCTATTAGCAAAAACTTGTCGGGTGTGTCATATGCATCTGACATTTATCCTATGTGTGATGGTATCGATAAGCTGGATATGCTCACATGCGATAAGCCAGCGAATATCGATGCTGTTGTGACCAACCCTCCTTTCTTTGCCCAATATGAATTGCTGGATCGTTGTCTATATGAATGGAAGATCCCTGCTCTCCTGCTGATTAGAATTGAGCCTTTGTCCACGCAAAAGCGCAATGCATATACCAAACAACTATCCAAACTGCATATCGTTAGCAGCCTGATCAAGTTCGAAACCGAAGACGGTAGAATTGTAAATGGTAACGGCACCGTAAGATGTGGATGGTGCCTCTTTACGCCAGAGAAGGTCGAAACGACCGAAACTCGGTGGGTGACATTTCAGCGGAATAGTCTACCAATTTTGTAGAGATTGACATAGATCAATCCTAAGCAAAATCAAGCACTTACAGAAATCTCTAATAAAATCAAAGACTTAGAGGTGCGACATCTTGTCGCACTTTTTTCGCTTGACTTCCGTTCCGTTTTGTCCTATTATATGAGCATGATCAAGAAACGCAAACGCCGCAGCGACACGAATCACATAATCTATAGCTTGGCTATTGGCAAGCGGGAATATATCGGGGTCACGATTGTTAATGATCGTTCCCCGTCTAAGTCCCTTAAGCGCCGCTGGCAGAAACATGTCCAGCGGGCCATGTCAGAAGATAAAGCGTGGAAATTGTCGCTTGCAATTCGCAAGTATGGCCCTGAGGCATTCACTGTTGAGGTGGTTCAAATCGTTCGTGGCAAATCAAATGCTCATGAAATTGAGCGTGAATTGATCCGCACTCGTAAACCGAAACTTAACACGGATGTTCGATAATGAAACATCGCTTCTATATTCTAATAATCGAAAATGCGGAGTCATTTTCTGACTTCGTAGCATTTCAAGCCGCATTCAAACTGGGAGTTTAAAATGTCTAATCCCATCTTTGTCGATCTTATCAATATGCACGAAATGGACCTTAAGATTGTCCTTAAAGAGGCAATTGAAAGTCTCGAACCCCGCCAGCGTTTTGTCGCTGTTAGGCGCTTCTATCAAAACCAGACTTTGGGCGCTATCGCTGAGGAAATCGGTATATCTGACCATAGGGTATGGCAAATCGAGGCAAAAATCCTCCGCTTGCTTAAGCGGGGCCTTAGCAGTAAGAGACTGTGACAGGGTGCGACAACATGTCGCATAGACAAATCGGTTCCGTTCCTGTATGATATACCCATAATCGAGAAACAAAGGAAAACATCATGTCTAATGCTCGCTTCGTTAACAAGGGTCTCCTCAAGTCCGACCTGGCCACTCTCAATGCTCTCATTAACTATTTTGAAAAGGGTGGCACTATTAAAGTGGCTAAGCCCGCTAAACGCCCCAAGAGCGGCATTACCCGTGGCAAGTCTATCAATGTGAAAGGATAATCTTATGCAAGTTTTCGGATTGTGGTACGCTGTTGATGCTTATGAGGGTTGTGATATCTGCTTAGGCATATATTCCGACTATGCAAAGGCTCGTGAAGCTGAAATCAGCTATTTGTCTGATAACTCGTCCGATGAAGTGTATATCACGAAGATCGGAATCGATGTGAATGAGTTTGATAACTATGGTGATGCAATAGGAGAGGTTGTATAATGACAGACCTTATAATGTTTATAATCCTGTTTGGCGTTCCCAGCATTCTCGCCCTTGTCGCACTCTTGAACATGGAGGACTAATATGATTGATGATTCAAAGTTTGTGCAGATTGTCGCTCTTATGACACTCACGGTCGGTCTTACAATCGGCGTCCTGTTTATCGCTTATCTTGATGGGATGAACTAAATGAAAAATGCTTTACACTTTGTCGGTTTCAAAGATGACCGTTACAATAATGCCGTCAAAGTGTTTGGCAAACCAGACTTTATTCATAGGTTCTGGGACCGTAGGGCACAGCGAGAGATTGCGGAAGGTGATGTGATTGTCTTTGCTAAAGGTGATGAGTCGCAGGCATTCGGTCCTAATGGTAATGATATTAACGAATTTACATACGATGACTCGGCTCACTTCTAAAGGAGATATATAATGGCTAATGTGCAGACTTTCAATCTGACAATCTATATGGGTGCTAATAAGGATATTGTCTTTCGAGGCATTTCCAGAGTAGCTGTTAAACGCTATATAAATTACTACCTTCTTAAGTCTGGTTATAGTGGCAATTGTGTGGAGGTTCGGTAATGAGATATCGTATCTTTCTTTTAGAGTCGGAACGTGGTTGGGGACAAGAGTATTGGACCGAAGAATACAATACTTATGAAGAAGCAAAATCTCGTATTAAGTTTGTAAACGAACAGAATGTTAGCGATACTGCACCTGATTGGTATATGCAGGCAGAAGATAGAGTTGAAGTTATAGAATAAACAAGGAGAAATTAAATGGCATATCAGTATGTGGATGGCGCTCGTGGTGGGCGTTTAAAGATGTGGTGCGAGGGTGTTGAGGTCGAGGCTGATGCTCGTACCCAGTTAGATAACATTGCGTCACTCCCGTTTATTGCGGGCCATGTTGCTGTTATGCCGGACGTCCATCTTGGCAAGGGTGCAACGGTTGGGTCGGTTATTCCGACGGTTGGTGCAGTTGTGCCGGCTGCTGTTGGTGTTGATATCGGTTGTGGTATGATGGCTGTTCGTCTGTCATTGACGGCGAACGATCTACCGGACAACCTTCACTCGCTGCGTTCTCATATCGAGTCCGTGGTTCCGCATGGTCGTACCGACAACGGTGGTAAGAATGATCGTGGTACCTGGCTTGATATGCCGCTGAATGTTGCTGGTGCATGGAACATTCTGGCGGATCGCTATGCGAAGATCGTTGAGAAGCACCCGAAGATCAAGTCCCATAAGGATGTTGAGTTCCTGGGTACCCTGGGAACGGGCAACCACTTTATCGAACTGTGTCTTGATGAGGATGACTATGTGTGGGTAATGCTGCACTCCGGGTCCCGTGGTGTAGGTAACAAGATTGGTCAGTATTTCATTGATGCTGCAAAGCGTGAAATGGAACGCTATCATATCCTGCCGTATCTACCGGATCAGGACTTGTCCTATCTTGTAGAACATACGGAACTGTTCGATGATTATGTAGAGGCTGTATCTTGGGCACAGGAGTTTGCTGCTCTTAACCGTCAGTTAATGATGGATGCCGTGCTAAAGGTTCTTCGTGAGCGTTTACCGGCTTTCGTTGTTTCTGATGAAAAGGCTGTGAACTGTCACCACAACTATATTGCTAAGGAGAACCACTTTGGCAAGAATGTGTGGGTGACCCGTAAGGGTGCGGTTCGTGCCCGTAAGGACGATCTGGGTATTATCCCGGGTTCGATGGGTACGGGTTCGTTCATTGTCCGTGGTCTTGGTAACCAGGATTCGTTTTGTTCGTGTTCTCATGGTGCTGGTCGTCGTATGTCCCGCAATGCGGCTCGTAAGGCAATCACGCTGGATGATCATATCAAGGCGACCGAGGGTATCGAATGCCGTAAGGACGCTGATGTAATTGACGAGTCACCGGCTGCCTACAAGGACATTGGTGCGGTCATGGCTGCACAGGATGACCTTGTGGAAATCGTGCATCGTCTCCGTCAGGTGCTAAATGTGAAGGGTTAATCCCTTCACCTTGAACTTAACCATATAGAATATGGCCCAGCTTAAGTCGATCTTGGACTGGGCCATACCAACGACCGAGGAGCGTCGATATGTCAAAAAGCGGGGGTACCACGAGCCAGCGGGGCAAACGCACCACCGGTGCTGCCAACCCCGTGGCTTTTGCGCTCAAAAATGGGCAATTCAGGCAACGAATAGTCAAGTCCAAGGTCAAATACGACCGTAAGCGTGGCCATAAGGGGTGCGACAATCTGTCACACCTCTTTTAGTCGTTTTCCTATTGACTCTTGACGGAATATGTCCTATGATATGTTCAACAATGAGGAAAGGAAATTAAATGCTTCGTGCTGCTTCTATCGGTTCAAATCAGATTGAAATCCGTCATGGCGAGAATGCCTTTCTCGTTTCATATAAGACGCCTGTTGCTGCTTATGTCAAAGGCAAGTTTTATCGCACCTCCACTAAATTCTCTCGCACTACCTCAAAGCATATCAACAAGTGGCTTGATGGTGCTGTGGCTGTTGAAGTGTCACAGAATCAGATTGAAGACTGGATGGGTTGGAACGCCTAATGACAATCGTAATCCCCAAAGGCTGGCCAGCTTATGCATTCTTTCCTGAATGGGCTACGGTCGCCTTTTTGTTCGCCGCTCTTATCGTGACTATGATCATATCTAAGTTTGGGAGAATAATATAATGCGCTCTTATACGAATAAGATCATCGAAATGGTCGATGAAGGTATGCTGGATCGTGATACTCTTATCCGTGAATTGCTCTGCTGGATGAGCGAGTCCGATGTGGAAGAGTTTTATGACGTCAATCTGTCTGACGAGGACGGGGAAGATGATTATGATGGCCAGCCTGATGAAATGCAGGAGTGGCATGATTTTGACCCCGATTGCTGATTGAAGGAGGAATAATATGTCTCGCATGTCTGATGCTTATACCGAAATCGTGGAACTCGTGGGCGATGCTATTGAAGCTGGCGCTTATTATCTCGGCGATGTGGTCGAGTATGTAAACGCCCGGTCCGCTCTCAAGGTCGACCGTGACATGGTCGGGGGGATTATCGATTCCCTGTATTATGACATGGACGACCGGTATGGCCCAGTCCAAGCCTTGAATAGTCTACCTAATCGATAGACTAGGGGTGCGTCATCATGTCGCACTTTTTCGGGCATTTTTCCCTTGCAAGGGGTCCCAAACTGTCCTATAATAGAGCATAAATCAAAAAAGCGAGGTCTTAACTATGGCAAATCTGACTATCTCTCCTACTGTTGTCAAGGTCCTTCAGGTTATCAAGATGAATGTTCCCGTTACCCCGGCCGAGATTAATGCTCATGTCGGCGATGGCGATTATGCGTCTAAGCATGTCTGGTACCTCGGCAAGCTTGGCTTTACCATCACTAAGCAAAAAGACGGTCGCCAGGTTGCGTCTTATACGCTAATCGCTGAACCCTCTAACGCTGAGGCTATTCGTAACACTGTCCACGGCGCTGCCCGTAAGGCTGCTGCTCCGAAGGCTGCTAAGGCTCCCAAGCAAAAGACTGTTAAGCTTTCTACGATTGTCGCAAAGACCAGCAAGGAATTTGCTGCTAAGAAGGCTGCTGCGGCTGCTCCTAAGAAGGTCGCTGCTAAAAAGTCCGTTGCTGATATCAAGGCAGCTAACCTTGCAAAGCTCAAGGCAGTCGGTGCTAAGTTCAAGCCCAAGAATGTCCGTGAATTTGACGATGTGACCGAGACTTTCGGCACTAGCGGTGAAGTTGGCACTTCGTTCAACATTGATCGTGATTGGGACTCGATTGAAGGCCTTGACCTCAAGGCTCTTGGCATTTAATTTCGGAGTGCCATATGGCGTATCTAAAATTAAAATATCGAAGTGCTATGTGTGACTATCCACACATAGCAACTTACCGTTACCCCAAAGAAGTAGTATATATGGGCTGGGTAGTGCCTCGTCAATCATGGCTATCCGAGAATGAGTTCTTTCTAACAACTGGAGATATGGATGCACCGGTCCGCATACTTGATAAGCGAAACATTATCCAAGCATGGGTCGACAGGTCAAATGTTAGTGATAATGTTAAAATCGTGGATAGCAAATATGTCGTAACTGCGGGTCCGCTGAATCGTTATTCATGCACCTGCACGGCATACAAATATCGCAATCACTGTTCTCATATAGACGGAGTTAAAAATGCGTCACTTTGATTGGTTCTTCGCCTTCCTCTGCCTTCTTTTTGCGGTCATGTTCGGCTGCATTATATTTGGCGCTTGGTATGATTTTCAGTTGAAAATGGATTGTGTGAATAGTGGTGACATGAAAAGTCAGGCTTGTTTCAAATATAATGTTATGACTGATAACTTCCGCAATAACAATGTCGATCTGAACCTGAAAGGTGAGTAATGAAAATCCATAATGAATGCACCTTTCTAAAGCCTGATGGCATTGCTAAGGTTGAGAATATGTATAAGGCTACATTCGTTATGGAGTCTTGTATCAAAGGCAAGCATGGCTGGGCCAACTTTCCTGCTGCTATCTTTTATACAGAAGAAGCACACCCGCAGGGTTCAAACTACTTTGCCTTGTATAATAATGGTGAACAGTTTATGATCACCAATGGTATCTCTGCCACTGAACCTTTCGAGGGCATTCAGATTGGTGATGATGTATATTATTCTCGTTATCGTCACGATTATCGGGAGTGCGGCCCAGTTGCTATTGATGGTGGTCGTGACTATACGAAATTGAGTGGTGATATCAATGCTGCTAAGAAAGTGACATTGAAAGTAAATAAAGATAAACTAGAGGTGGTAGAATGACAGAGTTTCTAACTAAAAGCGCCGATGTGGCACTAATCGAAATCAAAGAAAAGATTTATAATAGACTAGCCGATCTGCGGCGTATCAAACATGATTTTGCCCAGACTGCAAAGATTGATCCTGTGTGGGAAGGTATTGTCGGTCAGTGTAGTCAAGAGGAACGTTTCCTAACTAATCTACTTGACTTAATCGAACGGAGTTGATATAATGTCCAAACTTGTCCTAGTCGAAACTGTTTCCACATTCCGCCACACATATGTTGTGCGACTACCTGATAGTGAGCCAAATGATTATGCTCTTGATGATGTGACCGACGCTATTACAGCCGGAACTTATCAAGACAAACTAGAAGAAGTATCACAGAATCATATTGCGGAAGATATCTTTTCCCATCGTGTTATCACGGAGAAAGAATATCTGGAACTATTTGATCGTGAAAACGCTTATCTAAGTTTCTGGCCAACAGAAAACAAGTTGCGTTTTATCTTCGATAGTGTTAAACATCGGGAAGA